TTGTTATGACTATCTGATAAATTCCAATGTTTATGAACTGTTCCGAAATTTTTACCACTGCATAATAATTGTGGAACCAATTTCGTAATATAATAAACAAAATTAACTAAATAATTTGTTTTATGGAAATTATTTTGTAATGACGATTCCCAGTCTTTTCCATCTTTCAATGATAGTAAGAAACTATTTATATTATTATATTCAGACCTTTTTAAATTACAATATTGTTTGATAAAATTATCAACTACTACGTGCATTTTTCCAATTGTCATCAATAAATAATTTTTAAGATTATCTAAATTTTCAGTACTATCTATTTTTAATTCATTTTTATTATATTCTTCTATCACACGCTGTAATAATATTAATAATGGTTTTTCAAATATGGGATTTTCTTTAGATTCCAAATCCGTTAACATTTGCGATAAAGACGGAACGAAATCGTATTCACTTGTAATGGTTGTCTTGTTGATATTTTTACCATTTATTAATTTCATCAAATTAAACAACGATTTTATATCATAATTTTTACCATTGCGTTTTAATACTGCTATTTTTTCTTCAAGATTATAATCTTTATTATATGATTTTGGAACTTCACCACAAATGCTTTGATATTCTCTTAATGAATTTTCAACTTTATCAAAATTACAATAATGAATAATATACGCATATATATTTTCTTCCAAATGTCCTACGGGCATTATTGGAACAATATTTCTATTATTCATTGAATGGTAGAACAATGGTGCTTTGGATAATTCTTTAATTGTATTTATCGTCTTATCATTTTGTATAATATTATTTAAATATATTGAAATACTGTTATTTTTATTGATGAAATATTGCATGGGTCTTGTATTATCTTGACAACAAGCATTATCTATAAATGGGATACCTCCAAATGTCTTTAATACTGGTATTTCTTTTTGAACTTCCGCATTTATTAATTCAATCATCCCATATGTAAACATCATATTCTTTGAAATCATATTCAAGTACATTTGCTGTTGTTCTGATTTTCCATTATTTATAGTTACCAATAATTCCTTTATGAATTCTTTTGACACATTTTCCAAATTTCCTGATTTAATATTGTATTTTACCAATGGAGGTAAATAACTCGTCCATTTTTTAATACTGTGTAATTCATTTATTTGTTTTTCTTCGGGATGTAATAATATATATTGTTTCTTTTGCTTAATATGATATAGTATATCTGTATGTTGAAGTAAATATTTATCAATCACCGAGCGGATATTCTTTTCAAATTTGTCTATAGAACCATATTTCTTCACAGCACTCCATGGTTCAACATCTGTTCGTGTTTTGTATAATACGCAAGAAATATAATGTAATCCACTATTGTCTTCATCTCCATCAATAGGATAACCAGAAAATGATTTGGCACAACCGGGAAACGTTTTCTTTGCTGTTAACGAAGGAATATTTATTTGAATACTTGTTAAAAAAGTTCCTGCTACAATCATGATTAATGATTCGTTAAAATAATCGTCGTATTTACTCATTTTTTTATCGGGATTTTTCTGTTTCTGTTTCTCCACCAATTTTTCATATGATTCTCTAGTTTTAATTTTGGTATCTACTAATTCCAATGATATTCTCAAACATAATTCGGAAATGGAGGTCGAATCAATATCCATTGAGTTCGTCAAAAAAGCAAACACCTTGTAAATTTTCTCCATGTGAGGATTTTCAAATATTTTTCGCTCTTTTACTGTCATCTTACGTTCTGATGGAATTTGAGTTATTTCTTGATCCAACATTTCACGAGATGAAACTTTAAATCCTTTTTCGTCATAACCTTCCTCTGCATCAAAAGAACGTTTTGTTATTATCATACCACTATGTTGATCCACAATCGCTTCACCATCGTCACTTTCAACACCTTGTTTTCGTATTATTTCATATAATTTATACTCATATTGTCCTGTAAAAAATGAATCAGCGAGTTCATATAAAAAGGATGGTACTAATTTCACATTGCTGTCTTTACAATATTTCCAAAATAATGATTCATCACTATCAACAATTGGTTCACGACAAAACATATTCACAAACTTAATTATATTCTCTTGTTTCGTAGAAAAATCCGACGAACTCAATATTTTCTGAAATAAATCTTGGTGTGGTGATTTTAATGTGATATCCGTTTTAGCATATATCCCCAATTGATAAGCCAAATTGTTTGCTTTTTGTTCTCCTACATATTCAACAATTTGATATTTTCTCAAAAAACGTTCATATTCTATTAATTTACTTTCCAGTTCTTTTTCCAAATCATCCATGTTTACATTATAACGTGTTTCCAACTCATTTAATAATTCATCTTTTCTCATTTGTTGCAATACCTGATTCATTTGTTCTTTTGATTGACACATTTGATTTTCAGTATTCTTGAAACATTTGGATTGAATATTACAAAATAATGTATTATTATCCATAAAAACTGTATCGTTCATAGATTCATCGCGAACCCAATTGTCTTTAATACGTTTATAGTAACGATAATAACGATCAATACCACGTTCGTCTTCCTCACTAGTTTCAATGAATAATGCGTAATCGTCGTTTTCAATTTGTTTTTTACCTTCAATCATTGTTTTGGCAAGCTTATCGACATAATCCTTCTGGACGTCATGTTTTTGTATTAATGCTTCTTTCAAAAATTCGTAAAAATCTTCACTCGTCATATTTTGTTTTTCAGTTTTATACATATCCATCATTTCATATGGCGTATCATCATATTCTTTGTCGTAATATATAGTATCTTTGTTATTGTCTTTTGTCAATTCTTCCAATGATTCGTATTTTTTACTTAAAAAGCGTCTAGAACAATCCGTCTTTATTTTCAAATGATTTTCACTATCATCGGTTATATTCATTTTATCGGGAATATTGAGAACAAACATCATCTTTGACAATAATAAATATAACAATTTTGAATCATCAATATCATATATTTTACGTAACAATTCATGATTAAATCCCATTTTATTTAATTTGTAGTTCTCCATTATTGTTTTTGTTTCTTCGTCAAGAAGTTTATCAAACAAATGCATAGGTTTTGTATTGTTATTTAATAAACGATTATTAGCATATCCACTAAATAAAACTGAATTTTCCATCATTGTTTTTTTGAAATTTTTAATATTTTCTTTTATTTGATAACGAATTGTATTGTGTTTCAATGTATATGTTACATCTTCTTTGGAAATACAAAATGGTTCCAATTCATCTACAATAGATACAAAAGAATATTTTTTTTCAATGAATTTTCGCATCAGTTCAACGAATTTTTTACTCTTTGGAATTATCGTTTCCAAAAATTTTTCATATTTTTCTTCATCTTCTATATTAATATTCATTGAATTTAAAAAAAATGTGTTTGCTTTTGTCAAGTCAATATTATTATAATCAAATTCTTCAGATAAACTATCAATCATATTATACACGACATCCGTGTTTTTATTTAAAAATTGGAAATAAGTTAATAAGTTCTGATGTTGTTTAACGCGTTGTAATATATTTTCTTTCGGTAAATAGAGTTTAGATTGATTAATATATTGTAAAGGCATCATTAAATATGATGAAACTGATAATTTATCATTGGGTGTATTTCTCAATACTACATTAGTCTTGTTAAATGTTGAAATATTAATTTTTTGCAATCCCAAATTATATTGTTCTATTACATATTTTCTATTTTCAATTATTTTTTCATTAATTACAGACGAATTAAAATTGGATAAACTATCATTGATGGCTTCTATATTAGCATTTACTGTTATAACCTTCAATGTGTTAATATCATTGGCATTTTCAAATGGTTTAAATGCATCCGCTATTGTATTATTCATCAAATCGTGATTATATTTTACTGAACCACTATATTGGTCTTGTGTTGTTGATAAGTTTTCAAAATGATTTGCAGTGCTATCTTCATATATAACATCTGTCGCGAGACCTTCGTCTAAATTATTAATAACAAATTTATTCTGTTTTACAACTGGAATTAACCATTTCAATTTCGTATTAACATTTGATAATGTTTCAATTAGTGGTTTATACATATGCCCTCGTATTTTTGGAGAAATATGAGACGATGAATCTGAAAATATGGAAAAACGTTCACGTAATTCTTTAAAACGTGTAATCAAAAGTTGAATATTATTCATCATAGTTGGTGTACGTTTTTCATTTGGAATAGTAGATAAAAATTCGTCTAATAAATCATTAAGTTGAACTTCAATATCATATTTACGTTCTTTTTCGGGAACCTCTACAACCTGTTGTATTTGTTCCAATTCCTTACCAAAAATGATTTCAGATGTTTCATTATATAAATCATTTAGTTTATCAATACTAATTTCATCCTCTCCATCTAATGATTCACTTTCTTGTATTTCATCGTCCAAATCAGCTTCGGTATATTTCTTATTTTCTTCATCAGTTTTTATTTCATCTAATGATGTTTTTTCCGAATATTGCTGTGGTGGTTCGCGAATTTCAATATTTTTTATTGGAATATCACGCGGAATACCATTGTAATTAAAATCAAAATAAATGGTTTCTAATTCGGGATATGTCGTTATTTCTATCATATCTTCTTCATTGTTAGTAATTTGTCCTACTATGATAGTAGGATAATCCCCTCCAAAATGGACGTTTATCCATTTACCAACATTTAGACCATTTTGTTTTGCATATCCTTTTATTTCATTTCTACTTAATAAATAAATATTTTCAATACTTTCATCTGATAATTTACCATCGTCTTCAGTAGTCAATAATTTAGATGAACCATTATTTATATTTATCATATCAATTAACATTTCATCAATATATTGAATAATATATGTGTTTTCATGATAATCGACATTATTGGGACTATATATTTGAATGATATCACCTAATTCTAATCCTATTGTTATTGATGAATTCATATTTATTATATATATTATTCATCTAAATAATATTTTCCTCAAAACAAATTTTACAAATGATATATTATAACCAATTAAAGACAATACCCTAATGAAATAATATAAATGACATTACATAGTGACAGTAGTCCCATATTTCATTTGGATGCTAATTTAGAAGGCATTAATACTAAACAATATACCTTTTCTGATACAAAATATGTTATAAAAAATTATAACCGTGATTATGTTTGTGACGATGATACATTTTTACGACGTTTTAAAACAGTAATAACAGACGAAAATGATAATGTTCTATGTATTGGACCTTCCAAATCAGTATCATATGATTATTTTGTAAATAACAATGTAGTGGATGATAGTATTGAAATTACGCGTTGTGTAGAAGGTACAATGATTAATATGTTTTATAATCATACTACGGCACAATGGATAATTGCAACACGTAGTGCTATTGGAGGACAATATTTTTATTTTAGAAACCAATATTATTGTGATAAATTCAGTGATAAAGCACAACAATCCTTCTATGACATGTTTATGGATGCATTACAAGCTGGAGAAAAGGAAATTTTGAATGATTTAAAAATAATGGAATTATTTAACAAAGATTATTGTTATTCATTTGTATTACAACATCCCGATAATCATATTGTTATTTCCACCGATCATGCTAAATTATACATTGTAGGTATCCATAAAATAATTAATAATAATAGTTTTTTAATTGTAGACAAGAGTGAATATCATAATTTTGACTTCGTTAAAACTCTTTCTGGAATAATTGACGTACCAGAAATATTTGATAATTGTGAGACGTTTGATAAAATAAAAGAAAAATATGCATCATTACAAGATGATTATAGAAACATGGGTATTATGATATACAACAAATTAACAGGAATACGAACAAAAGTATTATGTGATTCCTATATCAATATGAAATTGCTGCGTGGAAATAATCCTAATATTCAATATCAATATATTTGTTTGCGACGCACAAATAAAGTCAAAGAATTCTTGGAATATTTTCCACAATATAAAAAACTATTTTTCAAGTTTTATGAAAATTATAAAAATTTTATGAAGGGAGTTCATCAATCCTATTTCAAACATTATATTAAAAAGAATCCTGATAGAATTTCAAACAAATATATGCCTCATATTTATCGCATACACCAGGAATGTTTTGTGCCTTATATGATGAAGGGTGAGCGAAAAGTTATTAAAATCGATGATGTATACAAGTATTTTGATAATCGTAATGTTGGAGAGATATTGTATGCTTTAAATTATGATAACAGAACATCATAATACAGAACAATATATCGTGTACGAAAATATAGTCAAATCTGAAAAATATAAAACAATTATTTTATATTTTTTTATTATTTATCTCGTCCAAGCAGAAACAAAAATGGGATCCTCTTTTAATCCATCTATCCAATCCATTCCAGGTCCATATTTAAACGTTTTCAAATAATTGCATGATAACTTAAACCTATAATCATTCATTGTGTTGTAAAAATATTCAAGATCTTCCAATGTATTGAAATCATGTTCGATTATAACAAGGCGAATACCATTTAATATCTCGGGAAATGCTTTTAATATTTCAACAAAGTGCCCTTCATTATCAATTACAAGAACATTGAAATTCAGTGGATATTTTTCTTGTAATTGCGTATATGTAATTGTATTCACCTGTACGGAGTTTTCAATGGGTTCATTATATGTATACCAATTCAAGGAATATAATGGATGATCTGATATTGCTGAATTTTCAATATGAAATTTCAAATTATTCGCATCTCTATTATGCTTCAATATTTCCAATTCTCTTATGGATGGTTCTATTACAACGTGTTGTGTTTTATCTTGTAATATACTGTTTATTACACATGAGTTTCTTCCTAAAGAACCACCTAATTCTAATACAACATCATTTGGTTTAATATATAAAGAAGCAAGTATTTGTTCTGGAATTTCATTTTGTAATTGTTCTTTTGGTACAAAATTTGTTAATGAATCATGTATTTTTCCTAATACTTCTGTTTTGTAAAACTCAATATCAATATTATTCGTTTTATCCATCTCTATTATACAATAAAAAAGTTATATTTATATTGTAATACATTTTTATGTATTTACATTTGTGTATTTACTTCATTATTGTCCTTCATGATACGAACACCCTCCCAATGTGCGTCACATAATTTACATAATTTTTGTAGATATTCTAATGTATGTTGTTTGTTAACATCAGACATGGTAAGAATAGATTCACGTATATTGTCAATAGCAGTCATTACATCTTGACCTGACGATAAACGACTTAAATCTTGTGAATAATCCTTATTTGCGAAATAGTCAATATCACCTTCTTCTATTTTATCACCATATGGCGTAAGAACATATTTATTCCAGACACGTATTAACATTTTCGGGTTTCCTTGTTTTATCATTTTTAAAGAGGAAGCAGCAAATTTAATATTTTTATCGTCTGGGAAAATAGTTTGTATATCTTCAATGAAGTCAGTAAACAATTTATTGAATCCTCTTAAAATCAATGTTTTTTGATCTGTAGCCATTACTAGTATACTAGTATATGAATAATGTTTTTATATATTTTATATATTTTATATATTTTACACCTTTGAATATTTAAGTTCGCACAAATTAAAATGTGAAATCTGGCATTTGTGGTGGTGCTGATTTTCCACCAATATCATTATTTCTTATTTGTTGCAAATCTTCTATTGTTAAATCATTTGATATTTTATTCGGTTTATAAGTGTCTGGTGGTGTTTTTATTTTTACATATGAATCCGAAACGGTAACATAATTATGCATTTGTCGGCGTCCACCATTTCCTTTCGCACTTAATTCTTCAGGTGTAAGATCAAAAAAAGTGAAATTTTCAGAAACAACAGGTCCATTATTAAAAGCATATGAACCGGGTTCACCATTATCCGCAACAGCTTCGTTATTTTGCCTAATTATATCAGGGCGCAAATGTTCTATTATTTTATCTCCTAACAATATTCTAAATTTATCATTGATTAATAACAAAGCTGGAACTTTCATCAAATTAGGAGGCATAATTACTTGTTTACCATTTTGTAAAACAATATACATTTGATTTGTTTTTTCGTCTAAATAACGATTATCAATACATATAAAACTAATTTTTTCACGTAAATTCGTTTTTCCTAATGCTTGTAGTATTTTTTTACTATGTTTGCAATAATTGCTATAATATAAAACATCCATTATTATATTATAATAATACTATGATAAATTTATATGTAAAATAAACTAATTCAATCATATTTATACCTTTGAATAATTAAAATGGTTCAAAAAAATGTAGGTATATAAAATATCTAATATAAATCCACTTATAGAAAACAATAATAATACATATTCTATTGTAGATTTATCTTCAATATTGTAAAAATAAAATACCAATAAAGCGAAAAACGGTATAGCTAAAATATCTCCATAATGACTAAAATTTTTTATAAAGTTGTTATATTTCATTTTCATATATATTATACAATTATAGTAATTGTCTCATCTTCATTGGTTTAAAGAGAAGCACGGCACATACTATTCAATAAACGGTTTTGGAAATAGACAATCAAATAAGCAAATGAACCGCTTAATGTAGCCATAAAGAAAGCACCATTTTGCTTCTTGGAGAATACAAGAAGGTATACTGCGGATAAAATAACAATTACGAAAAATACAAAAGAGATTATTGAAAGGTAATAGAAGAATAAACAGTATTCTTCACCTAAAGGTCCAAAGAGGGTTTCTACCATGTCAGCCATAATATATAATTACCGTAGAAATAATTATATATTCACATCACTTTACAAATTACATTACTTTGGTCTAAAATTTCAAATAATTTTGTTGTATACTTATTGCTAAAACGAAGAATAATATACCCATTACATATACATGAACCCAATGTGGAGGACATTGTTTTACACCAAAAAACGCAGCAACATCACAATGTGTTTTATGAGAGAATAATCCCCAGAAAAATGCATTTATCAATAAAAATGAAACAATAAAAAACTTCAAATCCATACTATATAAATGTATCTATATAATATATTAATACAATGGATAGTGAATTAACTTGGAAAATTATAGATTCACAGTTTCGTGACAACTATCAGTATTTAGTTCGTCATCATATTGAATCATATAATCATTTTTTCAATGAGGAAATATTTCAAATATTCAAAGAAAAAAATCCATTAGTTTTAGGCAGTAAGTATGATAATGATATTGAAGATTTCCGTGAAAAATGTGTAATGTATTTCGGTGGTAAAGATGGTTCAAAAATATATTTTGGAAAACCAACGATTTATGACGACAATGATAATTTTCATATGATGTTTCCAAACGAAGCACGATTAAGAAATATGAATTATGGTATGACAATCCATTATGATGTTGATATTGAATTCATCTCTATTTTGGATAAAGATACTAATATGGGAGGAGGAAGTGAAAATTCTGAAATAGAGGGTGGTTTTTCACGAATTGATATGAATTCAATCTCTGTAGAAACTGCTCTTGGAAAAATATTATCTTTTACAATGGGAGGAGGTGCAAAAAAGAAAAAGAATAATGCGGAACAGGTGGAAATTACAACAAAAGAAAGTTTGGAATTGAAAGAAGAATTCAATACAGATGATAAAATATTAAAACGCAGCACTACACTTAAGAAAATGTATTTGGGACGTTTCCCTATTATGTTACAATCCGACTTTTGTATTTTGAAAGGATTACCAAAAACCGTTCGCTTTAACATGGGCGAATGTAAAAATGACATAGGTGGATACTTCATTATCGATGGTAAAGAAAAAACAATCGTTTCACAAGAAAAATTCGCAGATAATATGCTATACGTACAACATACAAACAACGAGGAATATTTATATAAATCGATTATTCGATCCATTTCTGAAAATGTATCAAAGCCAATGCGTTCTATGTTTGTTGGATTAGTATCCCCTTCTATCAAATATTCCAATAAAAATATAGTGGTTTACATTCCGAATGTTCGTAAACCCATTCCATTATTTATCGCTTTTCGCGCATTGGGAATCATTTCAGATAAATCAATCATTCAATACTGTTTATTGAATATGGAAAAATATGAATATATGGTTGAATTGTTCCGTCCCAGTATTTACGATGCAGGTGGTATTATGACACAAAAATCCGCGTTGAAATTCATTGCCACATTTACAAAATTTAAAACAACCGAACATATTTTGGAAATTTTAAGTGATTATCTCTTACCGCATATTGGAGAGAATAATTTTAAAGATAAAGCGTTATATTTAGGACATATGACGTTCCGATTATTGCGAACCTATGTAGGCAAAGAAGAACCTACTGATCGCGATAATTTTAAATATAAACGAATTGAACTTGTAGGTTCTCTCATGTATGATTTGTTTAGAGAATATTATACTATTCAACTTCGTCATATTCATTTGGAATTTGAAAAGCGTTTGAATTTGAATTTATCATTATATGAAAACAATTTGGTCGGTCTTATTCACCAATTTTATCCATCTATTTTTGCTGAACGTTCTGTAGAACATGGTTTCAAAAAAGGTATGAAAGGTAACTGGGGTTCTCAATCACATACAAAGAAAATCGGTGTTCTACAAACACTCAACTATTTATCTCAATCTTCTATGCTCAGTCATTTAAGAAAAACAAATCTTCCATTGGATTCTAGTGCAAAGGTGGTTGGGCCCCGTGTTTTACATGGAAGTCAATGGGGATTTTTCGATCCAATTGATACCCCCGATGGTGGTAATATTGGTATACATAAACACATTTCAATTGGTTCATATATTACTCGTAGTATCCCGCGTAGCAAAATAATCAAATGGATTAACGAAAATACAAAAATAGAGGTTCTTGAAAATTCATTTTTGGAAAACTTGGATAAATTTACCAAGGTCTTTGTAAATGGTTTTTGGTTAGGTATTGTTCGTGAACCTGTACCATTTGTAGAAAAAATAAAACTGTTTAGAAGAAATGGATTATTGCCTACATATATTAGTGCTTCTTTCAATATCAAACATAATGTCATTAATGTTTATTGTGATGGAGGTCGTATATGTCGTCCCATATTCTATAAAGACAATGATTCACTTTCATTTGAAAAAAAACATGTTATAGATACATTAAGAAAAGGTGATTTTAAATGGAATGATTTGATTTGTGGGTTTAATAAAAAGAAAATCGAGAACTTCAATCCTAACGATTATGTCATTTATAAATTATCCGAATTATATGAAGGTGTAAGAGATGATAATCCAAATACATTACAAAAATTCATTGATAATAAATCAATCATCGATTATATTGATAATAATGAAACAGAAGACGCATTAATAGCAATGAATTACAGTGATTATTTACAAAATAAAAATAGATATACACACATGGAAATACATGAATCACTTATTATGGGTGTCATGTGTAATCTAATTCCTTATCCCGAAAATAATCCAGCAACACGTAATTCATTTTCTTGCGGTCAAAGTAAACAAGCAACATCATTATTTCATACAAATTATCAATTGCGTATGGATAAAAGTGCTATTATTTTAAATACCGGTCAAATTCCATTAGTAAAATCACGTTATATGAAATACATTAATGGCGAAGAAAATTTATACGGAGAAAACGCAATCGTTGCGATCATGTCATATACATCTTACAATGTAGAAGATGCTGTTCTTATTAATGAAGGTTCACTTGAACGCGGTTTATTTAGAACGACTTATTTTACTACATATGAAGTTCATGAAGAAAAATCATCATCAAACGGTCAAACCATCATAAAAGCCATTACCAATATAGAAAACGATTCCACCATTATTGGTTTAAAACCAGGTTATGATTATAGTAAATTGGACGATTATGGTGTTATTAAGGAAGGTTCTATAATTAACGACAAAACAATCTTAATCGGTATGGCGACTTCAAGTTCTCAAACATCCAATACAAAAATAGATCAATCAAAAGGTACAAAAAAAGGTCAATTGGGTATTGTAGACAAGGTCTATATTACAGAAGGCGAAGAAGGACAACGCATATGTAAAGTTCGTGTTCGCGAAGTGAGAATTCCAAACATTGGAGATAAATTTGCTTCAAGAGCGGGTCAAAAGGGAACTGTAGGTCTTGTTATACCAGAAGAAAATATGCCTTTTACACGCAATGGTTTACGTCCCGATATCATTGTAAATCCACATGCTATTCCATCTCGTATGACTATCGGTCAATTGGTAGAAACAATTAGTGGTAAAATGGGTGCTATGTATGGTGCTTTTAACGACTGCACTGCTTTCATTAATGAAGGTTCAAAAGTGAAAATATTTGGAGAAATGCTTAATAAAGTGGGTTTCCATTCAACGGGTAATGAAATTCTATACAATGGTTTCGATGGTTCTCAAATAGAGAGTAATATATTTATGGGTCCAACATATTATATGCGTTTGAAACATATGGTAAAAGATAAAATAAATTATCGTGCTTTAGGACCTCGTAATGTTCTTACTCGTCAAGCTGTATCTGGACGTGCTAACGATGGAGGTTTACGTATTGGTGAAATGGAACGTGATGGCGTTATTTCACATGGCGCGGCTGCTTTCTTGGAAGATTCTATGATGACACGTGGTGATAAATATAAAATTGCTATTTGTAATACAAGTGGTTTGGTTGCGATTTACAATCCACATAAACATCTGTTTTATAGTCCTAGTGTGGATGGACCGATTAATTTTGTTGGTTCAGTAGCAAACAATGATATGCGTATAGAAAAAATTACACAAAATGGACGTGATTTCAGTGTGATTGATGTACCCTATTCATTTAAATTATTATTACATGAGTTACAAACAATGAACGTTCAAATGAGAATAATTACCGATGATAATATTTCACAAATTGAGAACATGAAATACTCTTTGAATATACAAAAATTATTACAAAGTGAGACTGAAGATATGTCAGAATTAATTAAAGAATTAACAACAAATATTTCGCAAGTTTTAAATAAACGAAAAACCGGTGATTTATTAAAAACACCCATAACAGAACCAGAAACGGAAGAGAAACCATTTGATATTGATTCAGCGAAGAAGTCGTTTACAAGAATTTATAGAAAGAAATATCCATCTGTAAGTGAAGACATGGTTAATAAAGCATATTCCTATTTCTTGGAAAAGGGTGAGATAATGGAACCATTAACCGATTCTCCATTATTTGCGGCTCCCGATTCACCAGCATATACATTACAAACTCCACCAAATGGCCCATTTTCACCACATTCACCTCCTGATACTCCACCAGATGGTCCATTTTCACCACATTCGCCTCCTGATACTCCACCAGATAGCCCATTTTCACCACAAACACCCCCTGATACTCCACCTGCTTCACCTATTACAACACCAAAAGAAGATTTTCCTGATATCGATTTAGAAAAAACAGATGAAATCATTATTTACAAAGAAGGTGATAAAGTACATTTTAGAAATGATTTCAATAATAAACGTATATGGAATATCAAGAAAGTGGGTGATAAATTCATTACTCTTGAAACAGATGATTATTCGGGTTTAAATGAAAACGATTATATTAAAATAGTAACACCTATTGATATTTATAAAGTCAAGGATTTACCTTACAGTGAACCTTATTTAGAAACAGCTGGTAGTCAAATATCTTCAATTATTCCAAATAAAACATATGGAGGAGTGAATACACAACAACAAATTCAACCCGTCCCAACAATACAATTTGCACCTATATTTAATATGAACGGAGGCAGTAGTTCAAATGATGAATCTTCTAATAAATCCATTCCAAAAATGTCTTTTGGTGGAAATGAAAACGAAACAACTACCAAAATTCCAATGGATATAATGAAAGGAGGAAATAATGAATTACAAACATCCGATTTAAATAATATTGGCAGTTCAAATAATAATTTTGTTATTAAAAAAATATATTGAGAATGAAAATTGAATTAAAGTAAATAACATAGTATTATAATAGTATATATAATATTATGGAAATTACAAGTGAAAAAATACGAACCATTTACAAATCTCGTGGAATAATACTGAAATTATTGGAATTAAATGGATATGATATTGCTGATTATGACAATTTTAGTGTAAATGATGTGGATGCAATGACTAGAAACGAACAATTAGATATGTTATTAACGCACGAAAATGGAAAAAAAACATTCATAAAATACGTCGTTAAAACGAAAAAAACAAAAACCCAAATGAAAAGTCAGTTTGTGAATGAATTAATAGAACAATTAATGTCGGTTGAAAATATTCTAACAAAAAAGGATGATATCATTATTATTGTAGAAGATGAACCGAATGAAAATTTAATTAATACCATGAAATATTTATATGATAATAGTGGAGTATTTATAGTTATTCACAATATCAAAAGATTACAATTTAATATATTAGAACATAATTTAGTACCAAAATCAAGAGTATTAAATGATGAAGAAACGGAACTAATCAAGAAAAAATATAATATTCATAGTTTAAAACAGTTACCAGAAGTATCTAGATTCGATCCTCAATCATTAGCAATGTGTATGCGCCCCGGACAAGTCTGTGAATATACTCGCAAAAGTCCTACAACAATAGAAACAAAATATTATCGTGTATGTGTGTAATATTATACATATCTATTATATAAGAATGAGTACTGTAAAAAAATATGATCCATATAGTTTTTTTTATTTAACTGCTGAAAATAATGATACAATGCCACTCGATGCTTCATGTGCTATTTTAAAAGAAGTTCCGAATTTAAATGATGATTGTAATAACATTTTTGCAAGTTTTGACGATGATGGAAAACCCATAAATGAAGACAATATTAAAAAATGTTTAGATTTAAGATTATGTCAAAACAAAGACAAGGCTAGTGAATATATTTATAATGATGACCGTGATGGTACTTCAAAACAGAAATATGAAGATATCAAAAAAGATTACAATGAAGAATTAATGAATACTGTAAATTTAACTATTGGTATTGTATTTTTAGGTGGTTTATTAATTTCAAAATATTATAATGGTAGTAAATAAACAATACATAATATATTAATATTATATATATTATGTCTTCTTCTGGAACAATTAAAAATGATTTTGGAAAAACACCTTTAGAAGTATTTAATGAATGTAATAGTAAACCATTGAATGAAAGAAGTTCTGAATGTGCGGATTATAACTATTTTTTCCCGAAATTTGAAATTCAATTATATCACAAAAAGGACGGTTTACTTGAAAAAGTAATCGATAAAAAGAATGTCAAAGTTAGTTGCAAAGCACGTAATTCAGACAATACTATTGTAAAAGATATAACTGTTTCACCATTTTCAAATGAAATAAGTGACGGAAAAAGAGTTTTATTACATCCATATGCTTTTGAATTAGTTAGTAGTACTGATGATGAAACAAAGAATATTGCTTTTATACATAATTTGTATTTTGAAGTAGAAAATAATGGTAATAAAAGTATTGACGAAGCAAAATTATTAATATACACAAATGATCTTACTGAAAATCCATTACAAATTTTAGATTCACCCAATATGACATATGATAAAAAGAAAATGGATAAACGTTCTTTAGATGTTGATGTTACATTGGTTCCCACAAAGGGAAGATGGGCTGCTTCAAACAAAGTTAATCGCATTTCTTTGCTAGATAGCAATAATTCTACATTAGGTTCATATTCATTTACAACACCCGATTTTCCACGTGGAAAAGGAGCTACTGTAAATGCTACTTTTCAAGATATTAATATCAAATCAAAAATAAGAAAAATACAAATTAACGTTGGGAATGATGGTATTGAATTATGGAGTATGAGTGCAAAATTCAAAAATGACGATGGTTCTATTTATGAAAATGTTTTTAATGACAACAATGGCAAGGGATTACGCAAATGGGTAAAAAGTGGTAGATTTACATTAGATTTAGGTAAGTCTGTTAATGTTCCTGAAAAAGAATTAACCGATGAGAAAAATATAAATTTTGAATTCATTATTAATGATGCGTTAGTCAATGTTGATGAAAGCTTTGTTGTTTATCCTTTCGGTAAACGCAATATGTCAAATAATATGAGAAAACGTGTGATTAATACAAAAATGACACCTGTTTTTGAATCATTTTCAACAAACGGATTGTCATATAGTAATTTTTCAGTAAATGATAAAAACGCTCAACCTACAGTTGAAGGTTTTACTGATAGTACAATGAATCAAAATAATTCAGAATTGGAATCAATATATAAAGATGTTGTTAAAATGCGTTCAGATTTAGATTCAGATGTTGCTGAATTAAATAAGGAGAAAAACACAATATGGGAAGAAAATAAAAAGATGTATGATCGCACTATGTTTGGAGGTATTGTTTCGACAATAATAGCGACATCATTATTATATTATGTTTTTGTTGAATTGTAAACGTGTAATAGATATAATGATTCAAATACGTAACGATTCAAATATGTAAATATATATTATTATAGTATATATTTACAGATGTTATATGAAATTATACCCGATGATATTAAAAATAATGTAATTTCTTTTGGAGATGATTATGATGAAAAAAACGAGGAATTAAGTTTTAGAAGTGGGGTTTATAATATAAACGCATCAAATGAAACAGACAAAAAAAACGCATTTTTAAATAATAATTTAAATTGGAAATCAAATCAAAAATTTGAAAACCCAGTTGATATAAATCCTGCAGCACAATATCCAACTTTTACAAGCGATAATGATTTATCGATGCATGAAAATGGAGAATTTATTGAAATAGAGCTCCCATACTATTCATATATTACTAATTTTGAAATACACGTACCTTCTGGTTCCGGTGAAATACGTAATGCTTTATTATTAGGTGGATATACGAATATGGGTGATAGTTCATCAACGTATGAAATATTAAAAGTAATTGGTGACTATTCAGTTTTATTAAAACATCATGATGGATCCGGAAAATATCAAAGTGATATTTCATTTAATGAATATTTGTCAAGTGTTTCCAAACCATATATTATTGAAATTAAAGACAGTGTTAGTGGTAAAAAATATTATAAAAAAACATATGATTCCGGTGAAAAATATTTTAAAACATATCAAGACGCGGCTTTAAATATTGATGATATAATTGTAAATAGAATCCCATATATTGATCCAAAAAAAACTATTCAAACACATATGCAATTGGGATACGTAATGGATGACAATGTAACAACTAATATAGACGGGTCTATTAAAAAATATAAATTTAATATTAATGCTGTCAAAGCATATCATAAATACAGATTGGTTATATCACAAATACAAAAAGGGTATACTGCTATTATTAATAATATTTTTTTAAAAGGAAGAATATCCAATTTTTCTATAAAACCATATGAATCACATTTAGAACATTTCGCAAATTATAAAAAACAAAACGCCGAAAAATCGGTCCATATAGATGAAAGTAAAAACAATATATATTTTTTAACGGACGAAAATACTTGTGTACCAACTTATTCCAATTTATGGATTCCTGGTATTTTAGTCAGTTCATCCCTTTTAATGCTAATGATGAAAAAATAATATCAAATATGTATATAATATGAAATTGTATACATATAAATATGACAACGAAAATGATTATAATAAAAAAATAGACGGTAACATAAAAGAAGGTTTATCAAATGGTGAAAAAGACCAAATAATTACAAATATTCAAAATTATTATGACGCCCAAAATGAAAATATTAAAGATCAAACAAGCGATTTAAGTAGTATTATTGTTAATTATAATGATGATCTTTTAAAAATGTACGAAATTATTGGCGATGCTGCTGAATATGATATGTCGTTAGACGATTTACAAAATTTTGGTATTGATTATGGTGATGCCACAAAAATAGCAAATGATGATACTGTTGTGGTTGATATAGAAAAATATTTATCTAGTAAACAAACATCATTGAATAAAAGTATACATGTTCTCGTTATTAAAAGCGAGGCAAAGGTGGATGGTAAATATGACCGTATTTACATAAATGATGATTATAATATTGTTATTGAAAATATTCAAGTTAAAAAAACAGATGATAATAGTGATATTCCACATAAAATTGAATTTAATCTTTATACACAAGATCAATTTAGAAAATATGGATATAAAGGTTCAGATCATCCTATCAAAGATGATCGTTATGATTTAAATAAAGCATTGAACGATGATACAAAACTATTAGTCCAACAGAATCAACAAATCGGTATTTTAGGAGGGATAACGGTTGCCATCTTATTAGTTGGCGCTTATGTGTTGGGCGAAAAATAAATATTTACATAATATATAAATAATTACAATATGACGTATGGAAAAACACAATATTTGGCTGATATACAAGCGTTATTAGATGATAAAAAAGCACAAGCCGTTACATACGCAACTAATAATGCGCAAACTACATCAACAGGTTCATCTGGAGAAGTACAAATAGGTGATTATTATTTTTCTTCACAAGCAGATGCTGATGTGTATCAAGCTATGTTAGATACTATTACAAATTTAGAAAAAAAATATACCGAAACCGCACAAACATATAGTGAGATTGAATCTAATCAATCATCAATGATTAATATCATAGATCAAGAAAAACGCCGTTTAAATAGTAAGAAAGAATTAGTCGATAGTTCTTTGTTCGAACAAAAACGTCTTCAAACTTTAAATAATAGTTACCGTCATCGATATAATTATTATATTTATGTTATCGTGGCAATTATTATGTTATTATTATCCATTATTATTATTTCACGATTAAGTAATACTTTTACATTTATACCAAGTGTAGTTTATGACATGTTGTATATTGTGGCTTTTGTTTCAGTTGGTTTTTATATTTATTTCACATATTTAGAAATCCGTCGTAGAGACCATATGGACTTTACAAAAGTTGCAGCCGCAGCACCCAAATATAAAACACCTGCTGAATTAGAACAAGAACGTAATGAAAATATTCGTAATGGTAATTTGATTCCTGCTTTCTGCGTTGGTTCTCAATGTTGTAATGAAGGTACTGAATGGGATAGTGTATTAGGAAAATGTAAAGCGCCTAGTGACGTCTTTACAAATTACGATTTCATATATAAACCCGCTGAATTAGTTTATGGAAAATTTGACAACAAAGAATTAGAAGCTGCAAATAATGTGGATAATTTCGAATATGTATAATTTTTATTTATAATAATAATATAAATAATAATGATTGAAAATATAATTGATTTTTTATTCCCATATCCATATAATGTGAAAGAAGGTGCGTGTGGAAAAGGATGTAAACGCAGGAGACGTCGTAGACGTAAAAAAGCAGAACAAGAAAGACGCGTTGCCGATGGTACAACAGACGAAGATATGTATTGTTATTTAGGACGTTACCCCGATTTAGTAAAAGAATTTACAAGAAAAACCATAACCGGAAGAATTATTGACGGGCGTTATGACTATGATAAAGCAAGAGAACACTGGTATACATATGGTAAAGACGAAGGTAGAAATAAAAATTGTCCTTATAAACATTCACAAGAGTCCATAGATGAAGCAAAGGAAGAAGAAAAAAAAAGTGAAAAGGTTCTCAAAAGTGAAACCGATGAATACAATATTGTTAAAACTGAATTAGACAGTATTCAAAAAGAAACAAAGGGATATAATAAAGAAATAGACAATGTTAATTATTTGATATATAATAAACCAATTAAAGTGGATGATATTACAGTTGATAAAACAA